GTATGTTGCTAAGGTTAAGAGCGTATTAGAGCAATGCGGAGCGATAGTTCTAGTAACTAGAAATGCTCTTAAGTGACAATTTTTATCTCTATTGCTAGCTATCGTGATCCAGAGTTAATTCATACAATCAATTCCGCTATAAAAAATGCGCTACATCCAGAAAACATTAGATTTGGTTTAGTCATACAGGATTTTGAAGCTGAGATGCCAGACATATCAAATATTAAAAATGTTTCTGTATTAAGGCTTCATCACAGAGAAGCTAGAGGCGCTGGATTTGCTAGAGCGATGGCTATGGAGCTATACAAGAACGAAGACTACTACTTACAGGTGGACTCACATACAATGTTTGCAAAGAATTGGGACGAACTTTGTATCCAACAACTAGAACAAGCAAGATCGATTGCTAACAATGATAGGGTTATTTTATCTTATTTCCCCGCACCTTATTACGTTGAGGGAAGAGTTAGAGGAATTGTGACTAAGAGTTTAGATGATAGAAAGACCTATCCAACAAAACAGAAGCCACACCTAAACAGTAGGAAGCAGTGGACTGCAAAAAGAATTGAGCTGACCGATCAAAAGTTTTTAACACCAGAGGAATCAACGACTATCCTTGGTGGATTTATTTTTTGTGATGGTCGAATTGTAAAGGAAGTTCCCTGCGATCCAGAAATTAGTTTTTTTGGTGAAGAGCTTTGCTTTGCCGTAAGGGCCTGGACTCGTGGCTGGGACCTTTATTCACCATCTCTTAATCTTGTTTACCATTTCTACACAAGGGGTGGATACAAAAAAATATGGGGGGACAGGAATCTACGAACTATTTCATGGACAGAAATAGAAGAAATATCGGTCAAAAAACAGATTAAGGTTTTGTGCGGGATTGAAAAAGGACCAGTTATGAACAATAAAATAGAAAAAGCAAGGAGTATTCTAAAAAGCCCTAGTGATGAAGATATACACAGGGAGAATTTTCTTAAATTTCTTTCAGATTCCCGTGATTGGGCCTTTTCATATATAGAAAATGTTCAAGAAGGTTTAAACAAATTTGTTGCTGATATCGACCAGCACATAGCCTATTATGATGAGTATGGGATAGTTGCAGAAGGAACCCCACACGATTTTGCAATGAAGAAAATATCTGTAGCCTATAAAGAGTTGAAGACCCTTCTACCAGAAAAAATTAATGATTGACGCAAGGGGAATTCCTACATGCAAATGTCCAGAATGTGGTGGAAAGTTATTTCGGGCCTTAATATCTTTTGATCCCGAAACATACATGATTGATATGTACCATTTAGATATGCAGTGTCATGATTGTGGCACAATGGTAACTGCACCAACGCCATCCGATCATCCACAAGTTCTAGGGGAACTGTAGACCATGTCAAAAAAGAAATCAACTTCGTTCAATACAACACAAATAAAGAATGGTCGAATTGTTAGGCTTCGTAAGAATGGAACCATCGTGTCTGACATGGGGCCCTACCTAGTCAAACATAAGGCAAAAATTAATATTTTGGGTACTACAATACTCAATCTACCAGTATTAGATACTGGTCTTAAAATAGAAAATCATCATATCCTAGGAGGAATAAAATGAATGATAAATTAAAAGCAGCGTTAGCGTCTTATGGTCGCAGCGTACTTGGTGCAGGACTTGCACTATATATGTCTGGTGTAACTGACCCAAAGACTCTTGCGTACTCGCTGGTGGCAGCACTTGCGCCAGTAGCAATACGTGCAATCAATCCAAATGACAAAGCATTTGGTAGACTACCAGATCTAGCTGAAGTTGCAGCAGCTCTTAAGTCCGTAAGGATTAAGAAGGCACCAGCAAAAAAGAAGAAGTAAAACCATCTTCTATTATTAGGCGGGTCTAGAGATAGGCCCGTCTTTTATTCATTAATAATCTTTAAATATTTCTCTTTTAAAACAAGTGGGGAGAAGTTATTTAGTCCCAATTCAAATGCCTGGGTTTTTTGCTCTTCCTTGTTCTTTGTCCTTACATACTGATCAACTTTTTCTGCCAACTCTCTTGGGTTTGCGTTATATACATCAATCATAACCCTAGCGCGAAAATGATCAATTACGCCAGACTCTATCAACCAGTTTTTTGGGAGAACCTGAACATTTGGAGATATATCTGTCATGAAAACAGGGAGTCCGCTCATGAGGGCCTCATTCATTGGTAAGCACAACCCACCATACCTTCTTGGCATAATCATTGCATCAAAACCATCATACATAGTTTCTCTATCTTCTGGAGAGGATGCATCAACTATTAACCTTGGATCATCTGAATGAACGCTTAACCGACTCTGAGTTTTGATAACCATTAGATAGTCTTGTGATGAATATCTTAGCATCTTAATGATACTTTCAGTACCGTTTCTATCTTTTGTTGTAGTCCTTCCAGCTATGTGCAAGAGTCTCTTATGGTTTGTAGACATATTGTTTTCTCTAGCACTTTTAAAAAGTTCTGGATCTGTCGGTGGTGGAAGGTAGGCAACCTTGCATCTATTTCCATAGATTTCATCAACCTTGTCTGTATTCCAGTGACTAGGCGCTAAGAAAACGTCTGGAATCGGTATGTCTTGTTTTCTCATATGTTCTAAAAACTCATAGTTATACTGAAGAATTGTCTTTACATTTTTACTTCTAGCAAGATCTATAAACTCACTATAGTAAAATGTTTCACAGGTTAACACAGCATCCAAATCATATAAAAACTCTTTTGATTCAGACCTTGATGGAAATCCATTTTTTGTGGTCAAAACATTAAACCCCTTATACCATTCTGGGTGCTGTCGATTTTGATTAAAATGTGATGAATCAATTAAAAGAATTTTGTCTGGATTAAGCATCTTAACTAATTCCCTTGTTTGATTTCCAAGGCCAGTGTTGTCTGATCTAGCAATGATTCCTAGCCTCATGGAATCAGCCCCCAAACAACATCATCACCAGTATATTTGCGGCCACCTGCACGACCGTCTAGGTGATAAGATCTTTTTATATCTCCTTCTGGATGATATATCCATAACTTGTGGATGTCCCAGCCCCCCTCACCAAAGCTCTTGTAGTCATCTTGAACTATCCCGTGAAAACGATCTTCAATGAATGTTTTTTGACTAGAACGTGGTAACACTATGTCTCTATAATATGAGACGGTACTAAGATGTGGTCTCTGACTCCATTGAATAGTTTTCATAAAACCATCTTGAATGCCAAGCATTAAATGTTCATGTTCCTCTGGGATAGATGCTTCAAAATGAAAACGAATAGTATTTGCCCTATCTGTCTCAAACATGTCTAAACATTTTTCCCAATCAATTTCTCTATCTACAACAAGTGGGGCGTCTGCCTCAACATACAACAGCAATGGTTTATTGATCAACCAGATTGTTTTATTCATCATGGTTGTCTGGTGGCTGAACCTACTAAACACAACAGGTAGAATATTTTTATCTTCATGTAAGCATTTCCACAATACCCGATTTTTATATTCATCGTAATCATTTTTTCTAGAGGTTTGTTCTCTTCGCAATCCATCTATCTGAAGAATGATCTCATTGTCTGGAAAGTGTTCCCGAATATCACTTAGGGTTTGGTCTATAATCGTTGTCTTTGGGTGACTAGGTAATACAGATGTCGGTAATATTATCGTTATATCTCTTTTATGCATTGACCTGATCCATAATCTTATTAGCAAAATCTCTCTTGTATAGGAGCCACCAAGAGATAAGCCTGTGGATGTTTCCTGGATACTCGTCTAATAATATGGGAGCTAATTCTTTAATCCGTCCCCAATTATCTACCTTTGGTATTAGTCTTGTATCATTAAATAGATAGTCATAATACCCTTGATTAATACCCTTCGAATCTACCTCATCTGCTATGGGAAGTGCCATCATTTCTATTGCTTCATAGAATCTAAAGGAATCTACACAAATGACTCCAGCAGGGCAAGGAGCGATCTTTGTCTTAGACAGTAGTCTGTAGTACTCCTCTGGCTTATCGCCCTTCGTAAAGCCCTCTGTGGGCCTGTAAAGGGCATCTTTTAGGTCCACCATGACCGCAGCTAACTGCTTTCTTCGGATATGGTTAATCTGCCCCCCAAAATAGATATCACAATCTTTAGTAGGATACTCAGGTATATTCTCTTTGATATGCTGAGGAGAACCTTGAGCTAATTTATGGTATTTTTCGTGTCTATTTCTTTGAGGGTATTGAATCCAAACCTCCATATTAGGATGATCAATCTTATCTATATCAAAGGTAGCCTTTTCATCTCCATTAATAAATAGGACGACTCTTGATATGTTCTTTAGTTCGTTAGATACTTCAACTTCATGCCCTGCATTTTGTGGACCAGGGACAACAACAAAGCCACGATCAACTACCGGAAGTCTTTCTACACGAACCTGCTCAATATTTTTTCGTTCAAAAGCTTCTCTAATTATTCCATAGTCCCACTTGTCAGAAGAGCAATACTGTGGGTCATATGAATATAAATACGCTTTTGTATCACTCATAGAATAGGTGGACTTCATGTTGGTAATCCAATAAGGTTTCTTTATATCCAAACCCTTTAATAAAGTTTCTTAGGTCATATAAATATTCTTTCCAATACATAATCATAAATTCTGGATGACCAGATAACCAAATCTTTGGTTTGTGTTCTTCCATTACACGCTTTGCTCCACCAAGTA